TGTTCGACTTGAATCCGCAGCTTTACTGTGTGTTCGTAGAGTCACATGAACGTCGTGGGGGTGGACGTTCTACTGTACGGGTTCGTGGCTTGGAAACATCTATGTCTTTGACTTTACGAGACAATTTCTCAGCCGACGGTTCTTTGAAGTCAGATACAGAAGTACGAGATATAAAACTTATCGAAGAGGAGTTTCAGAACATTGTCCATCACTTGCGACAGGGGTTGGTAGTATGTCTGCCGACAATGGAAATCTCAAAAGAAATATCGCAGCTAGAAAGACGGTCCCCAAAAGTAGGACTGTATCTGTTAAAAAGGCTAGAAGGGGTGAAGGCGGCATTTCCGCTGCTAGGATTATGAGAAAAACACGTTATAGGTCACAGTTCGAGATTAACCTTGCTAGGTCGTTAGCTGACAAGAAAGTTAACTTCGAGTACGAGCAGGCAAAGCTGCAGTACATTCCCAAGCCGCGAACATATACGCCTGACTTCTATCTTCCTGAACAGGATATCTACATAGAAGCGAAGGGACATTTGGATAAGGGCGACAGGGTAAAGATGCAGCTAATCAAGCAGCAGTACCCTGACTTGGATATCAGGTTTGTATTTGTCAGAGCCACGAACAAGATTTACAGGGGTAGCAAGACTAGCTATGCTGACTGGGCAAATCGTTATGGTTTCCCGTGGGCTGAAGGTAGTGTACCAGAGGAGTGGTTAAAAGATGGCGGATGATAAGGATTATGAGATTACAAGTTTGTTGCCTGATAGATGGTATGTTATCTTGAAACGAACAGAAGAAGACTCTTTTAGAATGAGTGCCTATGACACAACCCCTATGCCTGATGATGACGACGACCTTATGGATGCGGGGTTCGTGGCACAACAAGGAATCATCGAACTATTAGAGAATGATTTCGATAGGCTAATACAGGCAGGGCTTGCCCGCATCTCCTTCTTGGAAATGAAAGAGACAATCATGGTTGAGTTAGAAGAAGAGGGCGTGGAGCTAGAGTCTCGTGACCGTGTAACAGGCCGTGATGAAAACGTAGTTAAAGTTGATTTTGGAACGAAGCAATGAAATTAAATGATTATCAAACAAGCGCAGAGTCTACTGCTGTTTATCCAGATGAGTTCGCAATCATGTACCCCACACTGGGTTTAACTGGCGAGGCTGGTGAAGTAGCAGATAAGGTAAAGAAGATATATCGGGACGGAACCCCTTCCCTGTTTTACAAGAATGACATTGCAAAGGAGTTAGGGGATGTGTTATGGTACGTTGCAGTTTTAGCACGAGACTTAGGCTACAGCCTAGAAGAAGTCGCGCAGATGAACCTAGACAAACTAGAGGACCGCAAGAACCGCAACATGTTGCAGGGCAGCGGGGACGACAGATGAGACACGAAGCTTACATGAAGCACATGGAAGACGATAACGAACAGGCTGGTAAGATGGCCTATGGTGGGGTGGACATGGTAAACAGTCCCCCTCACTACAACAATGCTGGGATTGAGTGCATAGAAGCTATCGAAGCTGCCTTGACCCCAGAAGAGTTTAGGGGTTACTGTAAGGGTAACAATCTAAAGTACACATGGCGGGAACGCTACAAAAATAAAACAGAAGACCTAGAGAAAGCCGCTTGGTATCTCGACAGGTTATTAAATGTTCAAGGAGACAGATGATGAACAACCAACTACCCACCGCATACCAGCAATTCATTCACAAGTCACGCTATGCTCGCTGGCTAGATTCAGAGAATCGCCGTGAGAACTGGGACGAGACTGTAGAACGCTACCTTGATTTTATGAAGGAACAGACAGAAGGTAAGATTTCTGACGGTATCTTCAACGAGATTCGTGAAGGAATCCTGTCACTACAGGTCATGCCCTCTATGAGAGCTATGATGACTGCAGGCACAGCCCTTTCTCGCGATAATGTTGCAGGGTACAATTGTAGCTACATCCCAGTGGACAGCCCTCGTTCGTTCGATGAGTGCATGTATATTTTGATGTGTGGGACAGGTGTCGGGTTCTCTGTTGAAAGAGAGAATGTAGAGAAGCTGCCTACTATTAGTGATAACTTTCACGATACGGATACTGTGATTAAAGTAGGCGACAGCAAGCCCGGATGGGCAAAGTCACTTCGCGAACTGATTGCGCTTCTGTATGCAGGTCAGGTTCCTTCGTGGGATATGTCTGCGGTTCGCGCAGCAGGAGAGCGTTTGAAAGTGATGGGCGGTCGTGCCAGTGGTCCACAACCCCTGACAGAACTGTTCGAGTTTACTGTCGATACCTTCAAGAAGGCTCGTGGTCGCAAGCTGTTTCCTATTGAATGCCATGACCTGATGTGTAAGATTGGTGAGATTGTGGTAGTTGGCGGTGTTCGCCGCTCTGCTTTGATTAGCCTATCTAACCTGAACGATGACCAGATGGCTCATGCCAAGTCAGGCATGTGGTGGGAGAACGAGGGACAACGTGCTTTAGCGAACAATTCTGTCGCATACAAGACAAAGCCTGAGATGGGTACGTTCATGCGAGAGTGGCTGGCTCTATACGAAAGCAAGTCAGGTGAGCGTGGTATGTTCAATCGTGAAGCTGCAGACAAACATGTGGCTCGTAATGGTCGCCGGGAAACAGGATACATGTGGGGAACTAACCCTTGTTCCGAAATCATCTTGCGTCCCTATCAGTTTTGCAACCTGTCAGAGTGCGTGGTTCGTGAATCAGACAGCCTAGACAGCCTCAAGGCGAAGGTTCGTTTGGCAACTATTCTTGGAACCCTTCAGTCTACCCTGATTGATTTTAAATATTTGAGGAAGGTATGGAAAGACAACACAGAAGAAGAGCGTTTATTAGGTGTATCCTTGACTGGTATCATGGACCATCCCGTTTTATCCAAAAATGTAGACAGCAAATTGTGGCTGCAACAAATGCGTCAAGTCGCCGTAGACACAAACAAGAAGTTTGCGAACATGCTTGGAATCCCAGTGAGCAGTGCAATCACCTGTGTAAAGCCGTCGGGTACTGTGTCACAACTGGTGGACGCAGCAAGCGGGATACATGCAAGGCACAACGACTACTTCATCAGAACCGTTCGCGGCGATAACAAAGACCCGTTGACACAGTTCCTTGTGGATAGTGGTGTCCCTGCAGAGCGTGACGTAATGAAGCCAGAGTCTACCACTGTCTTTAGCTTTCCTATGAAATCACCAGAGGGTGCAGTTACGCGAACCCAAACGACTGCTATTGAGCAGCTAGAACTCTGGAAGACATATGCCCTGCATTGGTGCGAACACAAACCATCTGTAACCATCAGCGTCAAAGAAGACGAGTGGATGGCTGTAGGTTCGTGGGTCTACGAGAACTTTGACGTTGCGTCTGGTGTATCGTTCCTTCCTCACAGTGACCACACATACCAGCAGGCTCCTTATCAGGACATTGAACCTGACGAATACTTGGAGTGGAAGCAACGGTTCGAGGTGGTTAACATCGACTGGCAGAAGCTGTCTGAGTTCGAGAAGGAAGACAACACCAGTGGTTCGCGGGAACTTGCCTGTACTGCAGGTGTGTGTGAAGTCGTGGACTTGAACGCAGCATGAATTGCTGGCACTGTCAAACAGAACTCATTTGGGGTGGAGACATCGACATAGAGTCGGAAGAATTTGTGATGGAAACAAATTTGTCTTGCCCCAACTGTGACTCTATGGTATTTGTATACTTGCCACGAACAGAGGGAGATGGTGATGAATAGTATGGAACCACAGGTATGTGACCGCAAGAAGTTTGATATTGACTTATCTTACGGTAAGGTTCGCGAACAGCAGGTTGCTGATATGTTAACCAACAAGAAGATTGAGGTAAAGTCTGAGCGAGGTATGTGGATGCGTACTGGGAACATCGCTATTGAGTACGAATCATACGGCAAGCCCAGTGGCATCGAAGCAACAGAAGCAGACTACTGGTTCCACAATCTGTGCATAGGGGATGAGACTTTTGCAACCCTTGTGTTTGACGTACCATCCCTCAAACGAATCATAGACAACCTAGATTACAAAAAATCCGTGAGCGGCGGAGACAACAACGCATCACGGATGTACCTTCTGAATCTACAGAAGTTGTTTTCAACAGATGTAATTAAGGCGTATAAAGATGAGCAACAAGCATCCTAAAGCTGAACTGTTCAAGTTCACGGCACACATGAACGACAAGGGCAATATAGAGTTGGACATGGACTCTGTAGACCCTGAACAGTTTGCCCGCCTAATGGAAAAAGACCTGCCTACGTATGAAGGAACCTTCAAGGTAGCAAGTCTTTTGCGTTATTTAAAATCAGTGGGGAACGAGATGATGGATAAGTCTAGCAGATATATCTAGTGCTTTTCCTGAACCTTGAACTTGGCACGTAAACTAGACCCCTTGTGACGCTTATAGCCGTCCTTGGGGTTTTTCATTAGCTGATACCCACTACCCTTTTTCATCCAGTGATAGCCTCGTGGGGCTAGAACTGTTTTATTCTTAATAGCCATTCTTCTTGGTCTTTCCACCGTAGGACATCATAGGCATACCCATAGCTGGCTGGATGCCCTTTTGTTCGCGGGGTGCCATTGGGTTCATGCTGGTTTGCATCTTGTTTTCAGATGCCATTGGGCTGCGAACCATTGAGCCATAAGCGTAGCCCTTGGTCTTGCCGCCACGAGCCATGTAACCCATCTTGTTTCGAACAGGCTTGGGAAGTTTGGAAAGTCCCTTATTGTTCTTGGGTATCGGTTTCATCTGTAGTCTCCTCATCAAACGGATTAATATCTAGGTATTTTCGAACAGTAGCTTCTTGACCTGTTCGCAAAGCGTGGGTAACCATAAAAGTCTGCAACATCTCGTCAAATGTATCCAACTCCTCTCTGGTAACTAGTTTTGGAAAGTTTAATACTTTGTCCATAATTCTTGCTGAATCTTTATTGTCTAATGCCATAAACAATGTCTCAGCATTCATTTCCTGCATGATACGTATGGCTACTTCTGAGCCGACATACAAAGGGCTGACCATACCACGTGCAATGTTGTAGGCCCTACTCAAAGCTTCTTGCGTGGATAGACCTTTAGTGCCACCGCTTAGAACTAACTCTCTGGCAGCTTCAATGTGTAGGTACGATGCTATAGAATCTATATAGTCTATGTGTTCTTGGTCAAACATAGATAGCATGTTCTGACGTACTTCTGTACGATTTAAGGTCTCTAGAAGCGCACCTGTGTTGGTCAACGTCTTTGCAGCGTATTCTGTACCATCGAATGCTTTTTCAACGGCTTGCGGGGAGACGCTGTAACCACCCCTAGCCAACAAGCCTTGGAATGTAAGAGCCTTCACACCTTCATCAAAAAGCTTTTCTGCTTCTGTAGCTTCTATACCTTGCTCTTTAGAGTAATTTATAAATACATCTCTCAATACGTCTATATCTTCCCCAACACCGTCAATGTATTTTTCGAAGAACTGCTGTCCATCGTTTACGTTTGATAGAACTTTAAGATTGACCATAGCATTGCCACGTTTTACAGACGCTTCTTCTTCGGCGTTTTTTACACGGCGTAGTGTTTGACTTGCACGGGTTTGAAAAGATTTGAATGCTTTTGCTAGTTGCGTTCCTTTTTCTAAGTCAGCCAATTGGAACTGTTCAAATCTATACAGGCTTGTCATATCAGCTAAAGGAACCTCTTTGGCAACGCCACCTTGCGTAACTGCAACTGTAGTAGCGTCATTTAAAGTCGCTATATCCTCTGACCTTGCAAAGTTGTAAGTTTCTTCAGGTTGAATCCGCGAACCAATACGCTCTTTGCGAACAGCTTTAATGTAGTCATCGAACCAGCGTCCTTGAATACTTTCTGTAATTGCACGACGTAGTAGATTAAATGCTTGTAAAGAGTCGGGGTCGTCTAGATTAAAGACTAGCTTTCCATTAACAGGGTCTGCAAACGCCTGTGCTGTCTCTGTGACAGCCCTTTTCAGTTCGTCTATAACTTGCTCTTTGTTGCGAGGTTGTTTTCTCATAAGTGTATCCATAGGATTAAGGACATCATCAAAGAGATTGTCTGGACCGAAGCTCCTATAGTAATGCAAGGTAGGCGCATCATCTGTAACAGCTTTCTTTTCACCACCCTTGCGAGATTGCTTTAGCTTGTAGAAAGTTCCGCCTTCACGCTGGGTATCTCCAACAGCGGCAGCGTATTCTTCGCGAGCATCTAGTAGTTTTTCGTATCCTTCTTTATCTGCCTGCTCAATAAGGTTGTCCAACTTGTTCGCAAACTCTTTGAACCGCCCGCCAACTGCAGGGTTGCTGTTCTTAACCTTGTAGCCGTAATCTCTAAAGGCACGGCGCATCACGTCAGCTTCAGTCAAGGTTACATTAGCAAAAATGTTGAGTTCACCAGTTGCGTGTGCAGCTAGGGCAAAATCTACATTGCTCATGGTAGCAACGATGTTTTCAGGTAACCCTGCTTCAACAAGTTTTGCTTCCAAGAATGTTTTGTAGTCTGGGTCAATAGCATCGAATGCTTTATTTGCCATGCTGTTGAATACTTGCTGCGCCCGTTTGCCTACAGGAGAACTAAAGAAGTATCCATCCCGACCAAACATTTGCGTAATATCACTTTCTCCAGCAATAGACATCATGTCTTCTACGGCTTCGGAAATATCTATTCCGGGGCGGTCAGTTTCTTCTATGAACTTGTTTAAGCGAGCATAGGCCGCATCTCCACGGGCTGTTAGCTGATTCAGCCGTGCGTATGCCAAGTCCTCTAGCATCCTAGTCAAAGCACCTCTATGCCGGAGTCGGTTGTTTCTCAAGTTTTTTATGTGGTCTAACCTGCGCTCAGTTCCTTTTGCCCAAGCCCTGTTTACTTCCTTTAGAGCCTGCTCTTCGTCTATGACTTCGCCCAGTTCTGATTTCAAAGCAATCTTCATGTCACGAAGGTCGTTGATAAAGTTTTCATCTACGCCTTCTAGGATGTCAGCAGATGCAGCTTCAATAAACTCGTCTAAGTTCGCATCAATATTTTTTAAGTCGCGAGTTATTAATGACTCTTGCTCCATGAGCATGTTTTGCATACCGCTCATCATACGTTTGATGGGGGCTTTGTTTCCGACTTCTGGGAACTGAGAGACGTAGTTTGCGAACGCATCCAGTGCAACTTTAGTCTGTTCTATTTGCCGTTGTTGCTGTGCAGTAGCATCAAACAATGAGTTCAGGCCCTTTTTATTTATTGTCTTCAAAGACAGCGTTCCATCAGCCCTTGCAGCAGCAGTCAGGGATATTCCAGCCGCCTGTCCCAAGCTCATGTTAAATAGTTTTTCAGCTTGCAACCTAGAAGCTTCATCAGGAAATCCCCGAAGAATGTTTTCCTTTAGTTCATCTACACGTTCAATTGCTGCGAACAGTCGTTCCCTATTTTCAGGAGTTAATTCCTGAACCTGCCTAACGGTTCGAGCCATTGCCGCCCGTTCACCCATAGTCATATTTCTACCGTTCGCGGGGTTAAACACTAGGCGTTCGTAATCATTAACGGTTGTGTCTCCAAGCGGTATTGCTTTGTTGGCTATACGGCCTACGAGAGTTACCTGAGTACCTAGCATTTCAGGAACCACTCTGAGTGCCGTTCTTCCGGTAAAACCTGCAACAGCAGTCGTTGCACCAGCAACCTTCTTGCCTAAATACTTAGTTCCTTTTGTCAAACCCAAAGACATGCCTAGAAACCCGACTGCTTCTGCTGCACCGGGGTCCATAACTTCTCCCAAGTATTCACGGGCATAGTATTGGCCTAGAGAAGTTACAAGAGCATCCGTAGCCCCTGCTGTTAAATATGGTGTCGCTTTACCTGATAAGTAGGCACGGTTCTTTAGCCGTTGTATGTTATCCCTGTTCGACAACTCAAGCTTGTAGGACGCTGTATTTTCAAGCCCGTCAAGACGCATCTTGGCAAGCTTCTCATTAGATTTTTGAATTGCTCTGGTGGCGTTACTAAGTTGGTCAGAAACAGTTTCTTGAGCAATACCCACCTGCAATAGTTTATTGTTTAATTTGACGCGGGTGTCTCTTTCCTTCAACACGCGAACAACATCGTTATAAGACAGATTTTCGAGTGTCTTATCAGCGGTTATCATCTTCTTTAGCTTGGCAAGTTCTTGCTTACTACGAGACGCTTTAGACGCACTAAAGAATCCGCCAGTTGCTATGTTTTCAGTTATTATAAGCCCTACCTGTGCTACCTCTGGCATTTCATTAAATGCAAGGTCCATAAGCTGGTAAGCAGTGTCCTCATCGAAGTGTACTTTTGGAACCTCTTCACCGCCTACTGTGTCAAAAGCAAGGGCTTTGTACTGGTCCTCTGTGAGTGTCCCAGCCTCGAACCGTTCTTTGGCAATCCGATTTACTTCGTTGTTAAAGTGCATAGCCAAGGTGGGACCTGACAATACAGTGTCTACACCTTCTAGATATTTCTGCCTACGTTCTTCTCTTTGTGTGCGACGAGACTCCCATGCTTCGGAGAAACTCAAACCCTTACCCTTTGCAGGTTCGTCAGGTAGCTTCGTAAACTTTGTTCCGGCTGGTAGTGTGTCGTCTAACGCCTCTAAAACACCATATGCCTCCGTCAGTAGCGTCCCAATACCCGGAATGCCGCGTCCCTGTTCGGCTACCCGCTGTGCAAGGTTTTGCATAAAATCACCAGAGATGTAGTTATCAACAATAATCTGACGAACATTGCGGTCTGGTATGGTTTGCTTCAACATGCTGTTCACGGCTATGCGGCCTTCAGCATAGTTCGTGGCTAGGTCGATTTCATCAGGGTTCGTAATTGACGGTGGAATAACAACCTTGGTAGCCGACGGGTCTGTGAACATAATAGAAGGTTCGTCAGGTGCAGCGTCAGCTTGTGGCTTGCCGTACTGGGCAACCTGCCCCTTTAACAGCATCCGTTCTTTTTGATTAGATTGTATGATGCCAAGAACTTGAGGACGGTATGTTTTGTTTCCTAAAACTACAGTTTCGCCTGCCTGTAACTTTTCTATAACAGAGTTATAAGTCATAGGCTCTGTCATTTCAGCACGTCGTTCTACTTCTTGCTCAACTGCAGGCTTTAGTTCTTTGGTCTGTGTTCGAATATAAGGCGGTCTAGCCATCAAATCTACGCGAGTTTTGGTTTCCTCAACGTTTGCTTTTGGCTGGGGGGTTACTGGAGCAATGGATATTCTAGGTATACCATCTTTAGTTGGCAAGTCCTCGACTGTTTTCGCAGACTTTTCTTCTTGAGACAATGCCTGTGTAGCTACCTCTGCTTCAGTAAGAGATGTCTTTGATTGTTCGAGGGCAGCAACTTGCTCATCCTCAGAAAGAACTACAGGATTTAAATTTTGCTCGTCGTTTTGTAAAGCTTCAGCCATAGGTTATTGTGCCTTTTCTATAACGTTATCCGCTTCTAGAATACTACCGTTAGCATTTCTATATTCTCCGTCAGCATAATACACCTCACCACCATCAAGAGTTTGAAGGTCAGAAACTAGCGCAAACCCTTCTAAGTCAACTTTCCCTTCTAGGGGTCCTTCTTTTACAATAGAACTTTCAACCATACTGCCAGCGCGGTAGGCTGCGTTCAAAGCACCGCGAGCAATTCTGTCGGCTTTTAAGAGACGGGCTTCCCGGATTCCAAACTTAGGAGCCGTGGCTACCTCATTTAAAAGTATGAGACGACGCTGGGTTCTTTGGAAGTCTTCAATAACCTGATTCAGACTAGCACCCGCCTGCACTTTGGAAACAAACAAACCCGATTGTCCTAATCGCTGTAGTTGAATCTCGAAGTCTTGGTTCGACAAACGACCAGATGGGTCTACGGCACGAGCCATCTGTGCAGCCAAGGATAGCTTCAAAGAGTCGATAGTTGAAAGGTTCGTTGCCACATCCTTGGAAAGAAACCCTTTGTCAATCGCCCCTTGTATCAAACTTTGTGAAGTTGTACCCTCTTCCAAGTTCCCAAATAACTGGTCTATCTGACCTGATTCTCCTGCAATAGCAAAGCCTGCTTTTTGAACAGCGGCCTTCAGTCCTGTAGGAGTCATATCATCCGTAAGAAAACCTTGTAGCTTTCTCAACTGAGCAAGAGCGGTATTCGATGCTTGGTACTGGTCCATAATCTTGCTTCGATTGAGTTTGTTTCTTTCGAAGTAGTCTTCAGGGGGTGCTAGGTCAACTACATACCCTTTTCTTTTAGCGGCAGCATTCTTGCTATCTTCCCGAATTGTAACCAAAGGAAGTAGAGATTGGGCTTCCAAGTATGGGTCCCCGCCAAAGTCCTCTTTCAAATCATTACCCAGATTAACACGCATAGCCTCACTACCACCGCCCGTTAGGTTCAATTGTTGATACCCTTTTGAGTGGTAATCTGCAGAGGTTAGCAAAATGTCGTAGGCTTCTTGTCCTGTCTCAGCACGGATTTTATCAGGAAATTCATCTACAAAATCCTGAACGTCATTGAATCCTGCCTGTGTCGCCATGGCAGTTATAGAGTTTAATTGAGTTGGTGTGTAATCAAAGGGTTCCTTTTTCTGTTCGCCATCAGGGGCCGTGAACGTAAACACAAGAGCGTTCGAAGGGTCTTTGATTTCCCCGTTCTCTGCAGCCGCAGTCTTTACTTTACTGTTTACATCCACTACAGGCTTTGAAGTCAGGTTGCCGAACAGTACAGGATATACTGATTCTGGTTTTCGATATGTACGGTCTCCAGATGGAGTCTTCATCTTCTCTAGGATTTGCCCGTCTATGTAATAATTACTATACTTGGATAATTGGCCTATCCATTTTTGTTTTGCTAATGGGTTTTTCTCAAGCTCTGACAGAAGTTCGTTTCTCTTCTGCTCATCTGCAAAGACGTTGTTAAAATAGCTTAACCATGTATCGCCTGCTCGTAGCTGATTATCGCCGCGAATATCTTCATCCCATTTTTTGTTGGGCTTTTGGAACCTAACAGAACCGTAATTAAAGCTGGCATCCACATCAGCCATCTGATTTGCAATGCCTGTGAAGTCTTCTGTTTTATAACCGGCAGCAGTAAGGTTCTGTTGAAAATACTTGGTTCCCATACCACCTGATTCGATAAAATCCTTATCAGCAACGAGGGTAGCTACGAGCTTCATAGCGTCCTTTTTTCTTTCGGCTTCGGCAGTTTTTAAATCAGCTTGTGCCTGACGCTCTTCGTCGCCCATCTTCACACGCTCATTAAGAAACCCGGTAATTCCTGCAACCAACATACTCATTACTTTATTTCCCTATCTGTAGCTGAGAGGAAACCTCTATCTTCTGGTTCTTGGGGAGTAGACCCTGCACGAATAGCAGCGTTTACGCTTTCCTGAATGTAGGAGAACATCTGTGGGTTGTTTTCTTTCATCATGCGAAGGAAGGTTTCATCATCCATAGTGTCTTTTGTTTCTGGGTCGTCCTTTTCGAACAGCCGATAGGGTATACCCTCTTCTTCTGCCATGTCAGCAATCAGGATACCCAAGGCAGGCTTCATAAGAAGTCCCGTGTCCAAACTAAACGAACCATCTTGAAACCCTTGTATGATGATGCCCTCGACGACAACCTCTACAGATATACCTACCATGAGCAGCTTCAGCATTTCCTGCTTGGTTTTGGGTTTGCTCAACCGGTCAACAACCTCGTCTAAGGCTACATCTGGGTCAGCATTCTTGGGAGCTTGTCCCCAAGCCCACCTAGAATTATCTTGTGTCAAAGAATGTCCCGGCGGTGGTGCCGCGAACGGGTCGATGTTTTCTACAGTTCCTGAAAGGGGATTACGTTCTGCCATATTACCTTACACCGTATCTTTCATAACGCGAACACTAGCTGCTTTAATAGGCGTAGCACCTGCTACTTTAGGAGATTCTAAACCTACAGTACGTCTTCCAGAACCCGTTGTTCGTTGAGCCGCATACTGTCTCCACAGATTAGTATATTGAGGATTACGACCCCCGCCAGCGAAACCTCTGCGTATGGCTGCTTGAAGAGCCGCATTGTTGCTACCTACAAAGGGACGGCCTTGGGCAACCCCTTGGACTCTGGCTCTAGCTCCTGTTCCCAGTTGGGGAACCTTCATACGTATGGCTTCTTCCTGCCTGCGTTCAGATGCGGAACCCTTTGTGTCTAGAAACGTATCTGCCAAGAACCCCAACGCACCCCTATCTGCAGAGTCCTTTCCACCGGGTTTCTGGTCGTCACCAAAAAGAAAATTCGCAGCCATATCTACGTAAGGCCCTATGCTGTTAAAAAAATCAAACATTACTAAAGAATCCTTGCTAACCACGAACCAAGTTGAGATGCCATAGCGTCTTTCTGCTGTTGGTTATAGGCAGATTCAGCAGCAGCAATCTGCATTGCGTTCACAGCCGTAGTGTGTTCGCGCTCCAGTGCGTTCTCGCCCTTTTGGAAGTTCCAAGAGGCGTTGTCACGATACTGCTGCCAAAGACCGTTCAAGGCATTCTGACTTGCATTGTACAGGTTCTGTGTGTTGATACGATTTGTTTCGTTCTGGATGGCTGTTCCTGCAGTGTTGATTTCGCGTCTCCAGACTGCATTGGACTGGTCTACCGCAAACTTCATGTTCGCATTGAACTTGTCGCGAGAGTCTTTCATCTGGTTGTCGAACTGCGTCATTGCGTTCATCTCACCCACATTGAACTGTCGCATAGCTGCTGTACGGTTTGCGTTCGCTGTTTCAACCTGCGAACCCAGTTCTGCAAAGAACTCCTCGACCTGCAACTCGTTCTTGGCGTTGAACTGATTGCGGGCATTCTCTTCTGCCGCATCCTTGAACAAGCCTTGA